CTCAACATGAGAGGTTCACTGGAGATGCGCTGATGGTGTCAACAGCATGGCCCTGGATTGATATGGTGTGACTATGGAGTCGGCATGCTGGTTGTCTTGCAACACAGCTATCATGACCCCCACCGTCGCGCCAGGTCGCATCGCAGCCATTCCATTCGGGGCTTCCAACTATCCACCCGTCGCCGGTTGGTAGCCAGTGTTGCCACGCAAAAGGCGTGCCAAAGAGCCTAGGCCCCGTTCAGTACGAGTTAGGGTGGCCAAACCCAGGAGGTGACTAAATCCCCCTCTCGCACGGCCTTCACCTCAGACGCTCCGGAAAAACAGCGTCAGCAGGCTCGCCACTCACTACGGGCACAGTGAGTGTAGAAGAATAAGCCTCGGTCAACGGGTGGACTCTATCAACACCCGGACGACTCCGGCAGGGGGGGGCGACCCCGGTTTTGCAATGTCGTCTTCCCTCTCTCGCCATGGGCATTTCCTCCCATGACCCTGGGACTTTACCAGGAAAAATTCCTGAATTAGTCAGTACAGCATCGGATACCTGTGTCCTCCTTCGCGCTTGCGGCGCCTACTGGCGCCACGACTGCGGAAGGCTGTTGCGAAAGCCTTCCCAGTCCCTGAGCTGGTCGTAATCCCACATGAAGTCAACAAAGCGGTTTCTCTCATCGTCGCTGCTCCAGAAACCCGTAGCAGTCAGGATCTTGTCCTCGCTTTGGCACGTGCCGTTCATCGCGGCAATGTGGTCTACCAGTTCGCTCTTATCATCAAAGCTCTGGTTGGTGCGCATTTTCAAATCATGTGTGAGCTCGAAATCGCAGTCCACCGCATACCGCAAGAACTTGTTGGATATTGTCGGCGCCAGTCCTGCGAACTCATACGCCCTGGACATGGCAGCCGATCCAGCAAGCCTCACACACCTTTTACGGTCGCCTGCATTGAACGCCTCGATCATAGCGGGAGAGCAACTAGTGCCTGCCCGCGAGAAGCACCTGTCAACCTCGGGCACCATCATCCACTCACCCTTCTTCTCGTCGAACAACGGTCCGGACTCGTCTAAGCCAATGTAATAGCCCACAAACAGCGCGCGATCTTTTCGGATCTCAATCTTCATATTGAAGCCGATCCTCTCCCAGAACTGGAGGATAGTCATATGCAGTGACTTGCCCTCTTCAATCCTCGGAGAAGTGACGAGAAAAGAATCATCACCCTCAAACGCGCTGTTCATCCACCGGTTCACACCAGTGACGTCCTTACCGTAGCGGTGCGCGGGGTCCAGAAACAATTCCGGGTCCTCGAATATCGCGCAGTGCCAGCACACGAAGTTCATCCACCAATTCAAACAGGAAGTGCCGCGATGGCCGCTCCTCCTGATCGCATCGATGGTCAGCTTTTGAAACTCCTTGTTCTTCGTGTACGAAATGTCCAACTTCTCCTTCGAGCAAATGGATGCGTGGGCTTCAGCCCACGAGGCTGGTGTAGCGTACATGAAACCGTTGACCAGGTTCGCGACGTGGTTGATCACCGGGTTTTCCACCAACTCGCGGATAGACGCGCTGCAAGTGGTATCCCAGGCGCTGCCGTCGCCCTCGAAAATGGTCACCAGCTTCTTGGCGACCTTGCGAGGAGCCCTGCATGCTTTCATGACGCGCTTGATCGCGTCTTTCTTCCCCAGCCCCTTGATGCCCTTCTCCGGGAAGTGCTCCTTAATGAGGGTCTCTATGCAGTAAATTGTCATGAGTGCCATCACTTGGCCCCGGTCCTCATCAGCTATCAATAACCGTGGGGCCTTCTCTTCGGGCATTGGCTCAAGCTTTACTGCTGCCTTCAATCTGAACTGCGGATCAATCTCACGGCACAGACCCTCAATCGTGTCTGACACACGCTGTTCCGTCCACTTGCGTGACTTGATCTCATCATAGACCAATTTGTGAATCAAGTCCAACACCTTCTTCGTCGAGAAAGGTGCGTTGCGCTTGCCATAAATTGACTGGTTCACAATCCGCTTGATCTTCAGTTCGTCGTCCGCACTTCCCGCATAAGGACGCTGTTTCTTGTTGATGCGCTCTTCGATCGCTTTAATGGCGTTGCTGAGCTCTTGCGCATAGACGTTAGGCTCCACTGAGATGGGCAACGACAAAACGCCAACAATCTGCTTGCGCCCGGTGTCGTCTGTCGTCTGCCCAACGACCCCAACGCCGCAATCCTTCTTGATCACGCGTCCCTCCACTGTGGCTCGTATCTCCGAATCTTTGTCATCGTTGCCACCACCGGGATGCTCGTTCACATAATCTGCGCCCTTCTCTTGGTAGCCCAGCTTATTCTTGGGACTCTTGTCGTGCGCGCCGCCCTCTGGCGGTACTGGAGGCTCCTCCAAGGCCGTGCCAATACGTACCAGTCGTGCGCGGAAGTATTCCGGAATGTGCACAGTGGGATAGACAGGATCTATCGCCACATACCACCCGATCAACACGCTCATCAGACACAGCACGTAATACTTAATGATCTCCCAGTAACACTCAGATGTCCTCATCAAACGCGTCAACCAAAACTTGTGGGGTTGGCATCTGTAATACGCCATCGCCCATGGTGCAATCACGCGCATCGCGACGGAATCCTCCGTCCCGTCTTCCCATAGTTGGATGTTGCGCTGGTACACCACGGCCCGGTAGACTTTCGCTTTGGACTCTGACATGAGCTGGTTGGTCACAGCCTTGTCGAGGAGTGCAAACTCCTTTTGAGAAAAATTAATTTTCCTCATAACCACGACCTCATCTTCACTGCCTTCCTCGTAGCAATCGGCGTCTCTGTAACGCAAAAGAGGGATTTCAATGCGGTAGTAACCAGCCCGAGTAGCTGCTCGTTCCCACATCCATTCCTCCACATCGTCAGTAGTGAAGTCGCAGTGTGCAGCATACAACATGGAAGTCATAGCCGCGCGTTTGGTCTATAGCCCAGTCAGGTTTCCCCGACCGCCCGGACAACCACCCCGAGATTCCGT